AGAGCATTTGTGTAGTTACCATTTTCATCCTTGTGTTTTTCCATATAGTAATGTATGGTAGCACACATCTCATCAACGGTACACGGATCATATACTACATCTATGACATCAGTCTCGGCAGTTTGCTCATAGTACTGTACGCATCTTAAGTATAGATCCTTATCCACGGGTTCCCCCTTGCTCATTAATGTATTGTAATCAGAAGCAGTATTCAGACTCAGCTTTCTAATACCATTGGTCTCATCAAGCATTTCAAACTGGAACTTAAGTACTCTAAACTTATGATCTTTATTTTCCTCAATAATATCAGAGATCAACTGTTCCATAAATAAAGTTTTACCTGTTCCCGGTCTAGCACCAACTACGGTGATAGTTCTCCATTCCAATCCATCACAGAAGGCATCATTAAATTTGGGCCATGAACTTTTGAGTGACTTAAGCTCACCAGATCTTCTAGCCTTCATTTTAAGAAGGGCTTTTCTAAGAGCGTCTCTCTCACTCACAGGCTTCAGAGCCCGGGCACCGTTAAATAATTCTGCCATACATTTGGATTATGTTGTTAATTTACCTTTTACATCATTATAGATGTAGTGAGATAATCCCACTATAAACTCTATTGCTAAAAACTGTACAAAGTTCATTTCTATAAGTAGAGTATAAACTAACAGCCAGGAAACAAGACTTCCTGTTAATGCAACAAAGAACAATTTAAATCTAATCATACTATCTTTTCTTTAAAGAATACAGGTGCTTCATAATCATCTTGTGAAATCATATCACAATAAGTTGCTAGAGTAGAATCCCAGGTTTTATCTGTATTCTGTTTTCTAATAAAATACTGTGAGTTGCGCATGTAGTTGTACCTATTAATAGAATACTCTTCTACATACTTTTCAGTAGCTTGAATAACTGTCTCCCAAGAATAGTCAAATGTTTCAAAGAACCATCTAAATGCATTTTCTAGACTCTTTACGTTAACTCTTGCATAAACACCACTTGGCAATTTACTTGCCGGGAAGCACTCATTGTAAGTTTTAATGTTATCTAGAAAATCATCACCCATGAGATTTTTAGATGTTTTCTTCTTAGACTTCTTGAAATAGCTCTCAATTTCTTGTATAAATATAAGACTATTACTTGACAATTGCAAGTCATCAGTAATATAGTTACCTGATTTCAATCTGGCAACTTCAATAGATGCATTTACCAAATCACTAGGTACAATCTTATTATGTATACAATACAATACATAGAATGCATTAGGACTAAGTCCTGCTTTTATTAGTTTGTTAAATACTTCTTGCATTACCAGTGAATTGAATAATTATATAAATGTTTAACTGTGGTCCATACTTCTTGAAAGACACCTTTAGAATCCCACTTGCTACCGTTATATGCAGCACTTGCAGGATGTGAAACCATAAATTTAGTACAATTTTCTCCACACATGTCTGCCCACTCTTGAGATTTTTTACCCATGTAGACATAAACTAATCCCGGGTGAAAGTTCTTAAAGTAATCAAATAAGTATGCGGTAAATGGAGCCCATATTTCATAGTGTTTACCAATCTTACCAACTTCAGTTGTAAGAGCTGTATTAAGCAAGAGTATGCCCTGATTAGCCCATACTTTCAAGTCTAAGGGTCTATCATAGAATGGGTACATCTTTTGTACTTCATCAAGCATAAACCTTAGAGAGGGTTGTTCTTTTTCAGATTTACCACAACTAAATGCAATACCATCTGCTACACCTAGTGTAGGATAAGGATCTTGTCCAACCATTACAACCTTCAATTCGTCATAAGGGCATTCTTCAAATGCTCTAAACACATCTTTTAGTACAGGAGTAAACCTTTGTCCATTATTGGACATACTATATAGTTCAGTTAGAATCTTCTCAAATTCTAAACTAAATATAAAAGGTTTAAGAACTCTACCCCAACCACTAGGTTCAAGTTTATTAAATATTTTTTGTTTATAATCATCAATATCTAGTATATTACTCATAATCATGTATATTTGTTAAAAAGTATTACAATGGCTAAAATTACAGTCAAGGAGCTCAAAGATGATGCTCTTGTATCAGTTCAGGTTAATAAGTCTTTTTACTTCATGGTAAAAAGTGTGCTCTTCTACTTATTTAAAGTGTCTGATAACCCTGATAATAAGAAAGAAGAAGTTCTTAAGGGCCTGATGGACAAAGACTATAAAGATATGACTCATTGGGAGCAGTCTTTCTATACACTAACTCTTTTACTAGCAGAGATAGAAAGACAAGCCGTGGAAAATAATCAGTTTGCTGATGTAGAGGTAGATGTACCTGATGATCAGACTAAAAACTGATGTTAAATTCCTTTCCTATTTGTATACAAGCTTCAATAGCTAGTACTAATTCCATTTTACTACAGTCTGCAAAAGACTTACAGTATTCAGCACCATCTGCGTCATAACACAGACCAGAGTGCTGCTTTATAATAGTTTTCATTTCATCAAATGTGTAGCCGGATTCTTTGGCTAACTCACGTATACAAGCATGGACTTTAGCTAATTGTGCTACAGAACCATCATCTGATGTGAGTCCCATAAACACCTCAACTTGTTGTCCATCAGATAGTTTATCTAAGAAAATCTGATAGTTCAATTTTGATTTATCATCAGGGTAAACTAACTTACCATCACGTTTAATTAATTTTACAGTAAACATATTCTCATTCTTTAATGTGTTATTACTTCTGGTAGCCTACACTTTCAAGAAAACTTACAATCTCAAGTGGAGTTTGAAGTTTAAACTGTTCGGGCCACTCCATATTGGTAACAACCCAACCATCATCATCTATCCTGTCACTGTCTACTGAACAAAGAGTTAGACCATTAAATACCTCAAGGGTATAATAGTAGTAATCATATCCATTTTGACTGTCTTCATGTTTAATTTCTACTTTATTAAACCCAAGACTTGTTAAATCACCTTCTGTCATCTGTTAATTTTTTAGCAATTTGTTTAGCTAAATAAGGACTACACTTGTACTTATACATCACATAACCGGCTATAATTTTTGGACTCATAATTTCTATGTCCTTATTATCCAATCTTATTTCCTTTACTATGTGTTCTACTACTACATTTGCCATTACTTAGCTGCCATTGTCTGCATAAATACTTCATGGTTAAGTATTTCATGTGGATAGTCCTTGGCAATCTTCCAATAGACCTGGTTCACCTTACTATACTCACCATGTTCTAGAATTCTTAGATCTCTAAAGCTCTTAATTGATAGAGTAACCATATGTAGGTTCTCTTCATCTGAAGATTCTAACATTGCAATCATGTTCTTTATCTCAGCATCATTAATGTAGCCCATTCTCTTCAGCAGTTGTAACTCTGCCATGTATACAAAAGGACGGAATGTCCCAACTTTACTACCCTTATGGTACATATACCACAGATAGTTTAAGTTTCTATCTACATTATCTGTCAATTCATAATGCTCTTTTGCAATATCTGCTGACAATGCCAGCATTTCATCCATTATTTTCTTTTCCATTTTAAAAGATGTATCTGACGGTATTCCAAGGAATGATTCCATCATGTATTTGAATAAGCTGTTTTATGTAGTCTGCCTTTCTATTATGCTCATACCTTACATTTCTACCACCATACTGAGATATCTTACCTTCTTGTATCTTAGGTGTCCAAAGAAACTCTTCACCTGGCAACTTGTGTTCCACATTGTATCTATGCTTCTCTTCATTATGAGTTAAAAAGATTACTTCAGCTTTAACTCTATCATCAGCCCAGCCGTGTGTTTTGGCTATTCTGTCTACAGTGTTAAACAAGCTCATATAATGCTGTAACCAATTATCATGTACAATAACAGGACTAAAGTTTAAGTGCACATCATAACCAGCATTTAAAAACATTGGTATAGCCATGAGTCTTTCAATAATACTACTTGTATGAGGTTCAAGAACCCTCTGCAAATCAACTGGCATTAGACTAAATCTAATTCTAACTTTACCCTCAGGATTAAGTGCAAGTAGATCTCTATTCACATACTTAGTAGCAAATGAACCCATAGCAAGTGGATGATCTCTAAAGAACTTAAAGATTGTTTCCCAGTCATGATACTTAGCATGTAGAGCAAAGTCCTCATTACAACTGATATCATATGTAATGTAATCTCCAGTTTGATTTGGTTTCTCTACATCTGCAAAGAATGCATGGGAATTGATTTCTGTCAGGATATCCATAGTATTCTTAGCTATGGTCAATCCTTCCGGCTTATGTCTCTTCATATAACAGTAAGTACAGTTATACAAACAGCCATGACCAAAAGAAGGAGCAATGTAATCAGTGCTCCTCCCACTTGGTCTAATAATCATACTTTTTCTAGTGACTTCTTCTACAACACTCATAATTTCTTAATCCGCTGCACTTTTCCTAACATTTCTGTAGAATTGGTCACTTTAGGAAATTGATATATGACTGAGCTGCTCTCTTAGTATCATACTCTATATCAAATCCTGCATTGTTCTTTACTGTTTTCCAGAAGATCCAGAAAACTTTCTTCTTTACAGCATACTTGGTTTGAAAACCATGTGTTACTTCTACAATCTTGTAGTCTTTCTTATTTACACTCATCATTCTAGGTTTAGGTTATAATCTTCTAAGATCCTTCTTAATTCTTCTCTCATTTTTTCAGCAGCTTCAATTTCTTCTGTAGTAGCTTCTCTGTTATCAATACGTCCATACTTAACAACCTTTCTAAGTTCTTGATCAAGATCCCAAGCAACACCTCTCCATTTATAGGCATCTAGTGCTGTTCTAGCATCATCTTTTTCCTCAGAAGAGTCAAATTCTAGTATTATTTTTCCCATTGTCCATAAGTTTAGTTGGAAAATAATAATCACATTTCTCTTCTTCTTTATTATAAGGCAGATCAGAGAAATATGACTGTCTAAATTCACTTTCTGTAGCTTTATATCTATAGCATGTCTCCCTTAATGGACAATCAGCACCCTCACACATTGTTAAATCAGGCATAACTTAGAGTATAAAATTAAATAAAATATGACCAAAGCCAATTCCGGCTAAAAAGTAAACAAGATTGTTTACCCATTTTGGATAGTTTTCCATGTTAAAATAAATTAAAAAGTGCACATAGTAGCACACCAATAAATACTAATGATAATACTCCTGCTAGGATTATAGTTCCATAACCATTCATCTCCTCTCTACGGTCGTCTTTGTTTAGTTTCATTGTTCTTGTTGTTTAAAGGTTTTCACTTATCTTCAATATTAAGATATCCAATTACAACGCCTGCACCTGTAAATGTACCTACAGTATAAACTATCTCAGCTTTACCAACCGGTTCCCAATTGCATGTACACATTTTGTATATGCATCTAATTTCTCCAAAAAGGGCTAATCCCCATAATATAATTGGTAGTAATGTTATTAGAACTACTCCTGCTTTATTTTTCATTTTGAACAATTTTAAATACTTCATAAGCTTCTTCTTCTGCCCATGTAATAATTTCTTCTTCTTTATCTACATCAAAGTTATGTAATGCAAATGATTGATGCATTAACTCATGCATTATCAATCCAAAAGTACTGACTGAATCTGTACATCTTGAAAGATTAATAAACACAAATCTTGGGTCATCATCTGTATACTCACCAGATTCTTTAGGTATAAAATTACTCCAACCTGCTATGTATGCACTATCTGTTGTGTTTGGGTGTGCTTCACAGTCTATAATATTAAGACCATGAGTTCCTTCTACATTAAAGTAAGTAAATACATCACAGGGATTGTAACTTAACATAAGCAAATATGCTCCTCTAAATATTGTTATCATTTTTTGAATCTTTATAATCAATAATAAATCCTACTGCCACAATTATATTCATACCCAAGGACATAAGTATTTCATGTATGTCTTGATAGACATTTACACTTAAGTGTACATGACCCACCATCCAAAAAGGTATGGACAAGTTTTGGCTTATCCATACCAAGGTATATTTAATAAAGTGTTTCATCTTGCCAGGTGCTCATAGTATGCAATCTTTCTAGGATTCTTCTCAGAACTCCAATCCGGAACCTTTACATAAGTATAAACAGTCTTAACTTTGTTGTACCTAGGCTTTGTAAGACCTATTACAAACATACCTATAATCATACCCATGGAGAGCACAACCATATTATTCAAACTTCTACTAGTCACCTTCTTCATTGTTAATCCTTTTTAAGTCTCCTAATTTTACCCGCATAGAGTTCTTTTTCCCAGTATTCTCTTGTTTGTGCAACTTTGACAATCTCTCTTGAATTCTCTTGTTTACTTCTGAATACTCTAATTTTCTCTTGTTCTCTTTCATACTCTTCCCAATTATAAATTTCTAATTCTTTCATGTGAGCCATATCTGCAATAGTCATTTCTTCTGGAACCTGACCATTATTTTCATGCATGACACGCATGTATATTTCTTTCATTCTGCCCATAATTTCATAGATTTTTCAAGTAAATGTGCAACTGTAGTTCTAACATCTTTGTGCCCAAATAAGTCTCTAACTAGAGTCAACTTTTTAAATAGTTTATCATCAACAGTTATTTGTATTGTTTTCTGTCTTTGTGATTTAATAGCATAACTTTTACTAAAGTCAAAAGGAAACAATTGAGCATATACATATACATTTTTTTTATATGCAGCATCATCTTTAAATTGAACCGGTAACCTTCTATTGTAGTTTACTTTTTCTCTTTTAAGTCCTGTTAATTTTGCAATTGCATGTTCTGATAGACCAAATTTTTGGTGTAGAATACCAATTAAGTAGCTTCTTTGGTCAACAACATTTCTCTTACGGGTCTTTTGGTCTAAAGAACTAAGTTCTTTTAGAACTTCCTCCTTTGTATAATCTTCCATAATTAAATTAATTCTAAGTCAGCTTCTTTAACTGTTTCTTCTTCCATATTAAGAACTCTGGTATCTAGAGGAATAAATCTATCAGCATCATAGTACTCATATGGAAAACAGTCAGCAGACATTTGTACTTCTTTAAGAAGCACACCATATCTGCCATCCTGTAGTCCCATTTTTACTATTTTGATAATAGTATAAGTTTCTCCTTGTTTGATCCACTGTTCAATTGGAATCTTAGCAGGTCTATTACTGCTATCAATGCATATCACCTTCATGTGATTCCATTTTGACATTTAGACCTACACCCTGTAGAAACTCTAGCATTGTAGAAATCTGTGCCCAACAACCGTGCTTTATGGTACATTGACCTGCTAGATCAGCTACTAAAGCACATTGTTCAGCTTGTTGTGGCTCATGACCACAGAACTTTATGAGACAAGCCATAACATATGCAAAGCTATGCTCATCATCATTAAATAATATCAACTTATGATCATCAGGTAGTTCCATTCTACTAAATTAAGATTTTACATCATATTCTCTCCACACTATCTTGCTCTGGTCAAAGGACTCTAATGCATCTTTTACCCATTTCTCATCTACTGTGTTCATGTAACACAGTATATGTACAATAGCCTTCTCATCAGGATTCAAACGGAGTAACCTACCAATTCTCTGGCTGGCCTTTCTTTCATTACCATAAGCATGCATGATAATACCTTGTCTCAGTTCTGGTATGTTAATACCCTCATTCAACTGCAGTACACATGATAGTTTATTCATCCTACCCTCCTTAAAAGCATTTAGATTTTCCTCAGAGTTAGGATTACCACTGTGATAACTAAACCTACAAAGTCTGTCGGCCTGTTCTTGAGTATTAGCAAAGACAATACACTTAGTGTTAATGCTTTCCATTAACTTCTTAGTATACTTCTCCTTACTTGGATACTCCATCATAGCCTTCATCCGCATAACTCTGAGCATCTGAATAGGCCCAGCTCCAATATCTATTCTATTACCCCAGTACTGATAGTTTTGTTTCTCTGAGGTAACAAAAGACTTAGTCTTCATCTGTACCTGATAATTCTTACACTCATCTAATTTGAGCTCATGTACAATGATTTGGTAATCATTAATAATACCATTATCAATTGCATCATCAGCTTTAAAAGTATAAACTACAGGACAGAACTGTGATACCATCATACCCTTCTCAGAACTCCTGTGCTTGGGTGGAGTCCCAGTTAAACCCAGGATTCCACCTTTATACACATCAAGGAAAACTCTATGAGAGTCAAGAAGTGAATGGCACTCGTCAAGATAGATGTAGTCATACTCATTTGGATCACGCTTAGGTAGACCAATGTATGTAGAGAAAGTAATTCTCTTTAACAAATCTTGTTTACCAAACTTTACAGCATCATCAGACCAAGACTGAAAGATAGATTTCTTAGGAGCTATTACTAGTACATTATGTAGCTCACTAGTATTCTTCTCAATATGTAATAGGCCAACAAGGGTCTTACCGACCCCTGTGCCTAATACTACGGAACATTTCCGCCTCCCTTCTGTTGCTTTTAATGCTTCTTCTTGAATCTCTTCTCTTGTCATTACTTTGGAAGTTTAAATATTTGTTTTCTAATATATACACCAGTTTCATCTCCACTGGACATGAGTTTAACAGTCTTCATGTGCTTATCAATAGCAGCCATAACTTTAGAATGACTGTAAGTTGGATTATAAGCCTGCATAAATGCATTCAAGAACTGAAACTTAACACCTCTATCAGCCATACCAATTTTTAAGAAGATATCATTGAATGCTTTACACATATCTTCTGCTTTTGGATTGCTGATCTGAAATGTACCATTCTTAATAGGTTGTGTACCAAATCTAATTGAAGGCATGTTAGTAGCAATACATGCTAACATAGAAATCTCAATGTCATACATGTTCTTCCACTTGAACAACTTCATATAATCCGGACGGATCATTTTCCAGGCATTGATATAGTTCATCAAGTCCCAAGACTTAGATGAATTATTAAGATATGCCATCTTCTCAATTAAGTCTTCTTCAGAGTTAACAGTAATCTCAATGTAAGGAATTGGTTGACCTTCTCTCTCTAATGCAGTAGCTAAATGCTGACCATCAATAATGTAAGTTTTCTCTTCTCCCTCAATAATGTTTGTAGTACATGCAATAACACATCTAATAACACCCATCTTGCGGATACTAGTAATCATCTTCTGCACATGCTTACTGTCAATACCTCTGTTCATAGGTAGAATAGAGAATTTTGCATAAGTGTTTGTGTGCTTAACTTTAAGTTCTTTTCCAATCATATTCATAATCATAAGTTTTAAATCAGTAAATAAATCATTTTAACCAGCCTAGTATTCTAGCTTCTGACGGGTGGCTGTGGACCCAGTCATGGCAATTTCTGCATGTTGCTTTCCAAGTGGATTGAATTAAATAAAATGCTTCCCTGTTGGATCCGGCATAGGTGTGGTGAACATCAGTTGCACCATTACCACAGCCGGCCACAGAGATTTGACATATTGGATTCTCAGTAAGAAACCTTTCTCTCAGCTTGAGATACTCTGCATCTTGCTTTTTCCTTTTAGAAGAGACCTGAGGGATCTTATAATCATTTGGTTTCTGTGAACTGTCACTATTAATGGCTTTTTGGCAACTCCAACAATATTTACAGTACTTAAATCCCTCATGGTTCTTCCATATGACACTCTGTTTACCACAGGCATCACATTCTTTAAGCTTTGACTTCATTCTTCAATCTAGGTAAGGTGACTGGGGCATCTTTTAGGTCCAAAAAGTTCTTTGGAAGAATACCTTCAGCAATAAAGATAGCAATAATATCTTGCTTCTCAATACCTAAATCTTTAAAAGTTAAAGTGTTCTTAAACTTCTCATCTGTCTCAGTATCAGCCAATAAGAACTGTGTCATTGGACTGTTTGGAAACAGAGTTTCAAAGATTAAGTTAGAATATCTAATGGTCAGCTGCTGCTTAAACTTATTAAGTGTAACCTGTGCACGCTTGTAAACATTAATTATTCTTTGTTTCTTCTTACTACACATAGTAGCAAGTTCTTTCTCTGTAAGAGCATCTAAACCATAGAGTGCTCTCTTATAGAGATAGTTCTGATAGGCTGAGTAGCCATCAGATTCATACTGTACATAGGTTTTACCTGCGTACAATTGGTAATTTCTCACCTGTTTTTTAAGCTTTTCCATAATATACATTGGTTTAATCATACAAAAAATGGGGAGCTATTGACCCCCCATCTTATCAATCAATAAATTGAAACTACTTCAGATCAAAATCTTCTTGGGGTTTCAATGTTTTATTACTACTTGCTCTCTGATTTGCAGCACGTATCTCATCAATATTATCATGAGCAATCAGAGTCTCTTCTACTGAAGCTACCTCAGTATAAATAGTCTTTCTATAAATAGGCTGACTATTCACTGTACATGTAACACCGGATGTACCAGCAATCTTAAGATCTCTGTGTGGTTCAGCTACATTAAATGGAGTCAATGACTCTTTAATTACAACTCTACCAGGGAGTTCTTGACCTGCATAGTATCCTGCATGCACTAGATCAGATGTAAAACCATGAATAAGTGCAGGCACTTCCATCTTACGGTAGAAACCATCTGCACCTACCATTGATCTTGATTGGACAACTTTTACATATCCATAATCAGGGTTGTTTTTAGACTGTTCAACAACAGCTTTGGTCGTAGGATCTCCTACAACATAGACTTTAGAATCCATATAGTAAACATTAAATAAATAAAAAAATTACAAATCTGTGTCCTCAGATAGATCTATAAGATCATCAAATGGTGTATCATCTGAGGCAATGCTGTCTAGAGAAATATCATCATCACTTGATAAGAATGAAAAATCATATTCTTTGTGTGAGGTTTTCTCTACAGCAGACCCATGGAACGGGTCAATTATGTGGTCACCATAGTCAATAGACATTAAGAACTGTACATCAGCATCAGTTAGCTCTAGAAACTCCTCTAGAGACAGTTTAACTACTTTTCCATTTGATAACTGGTAATACATCTTCTATATCTTTAGTAAATATACATGAATAATATTCTATTGTATATCAACTAGATGCAGAAAAGTTGTACTATATAGCTAAACAAGAATAAAGGGGCCCGAAAGCCCCTGGTATTCTTTGGTTAGGAAAAGCATATCAACAGATATACTATCTTAAAACTCTTCAATAACTTCTATTACATCCTTATAACTAATAAAACCAGTGTCTTGGTATGTATTACCATCTTCATTAACATTGGTAAATGTTATATAGTATGTAGTACTATCGTGAAAGCCTCTAAACTCCTTAATGAATGCAGTACAATTACCGGCTCCATCAATGAGACCCTTTTCTTTCATTTGCTCTACCTTGGTCTTGTAACTAATACCAGAAGCAAATACCTTGATCATAGTACCCTCCGGTAATACTCTAGGTGCAACATCACCAAGATAGGTCTTGAAGAATATATTTGATGCATTATCAGAGTAACCAATACAATGGGCTAGTACTCTGGCTATCTCATCTGCATTTGCATGTTTGATAATACCCCTTAGAGCATTATACAAATCAGTTTCATCTAATTGTAAGTGAATCTTAGTCATTTCTCCTCCTATAATCTCTAATTTTGTTTAACAACTGCTCATCATAATTGGTGAACCAACTTTGGCCACCAATCTTTGTTCCTACATTGGGAGGGTCCATATTTACAGGCACAATAACTCTTGCGCCTGTTCTCAATGGATTGCCCTCATTATCTACTATGGTAACATTAAAGTTAAACCCTAGTACTGATGTAAAGATTTTCATTCTTCCTCAAGTTTAGAAAGCAAATAAGCAAGTGGATCATCAGCCATTGTCTTCACTTTAGCCAACGTAGTCATAGCAAGAATAACCTCATTAATGTGGTTACACTTTTCTATTGCAATCTTGCAGGAGTCAGTATATCTCTCACCTTCTTTAAATGCATCTACAGAGAATGTAATAATCTCTTTGTGCCTTTCTTCAGAGATTCCCAGTGCTTCATTCAATAAGCACGAATCTTCTTCAATAAGCAGTACCTCAAACTTTTGGTCTGCTTTGTAACTCTTCCCTCTGTTAAATAGTTTTCCTAACACTTTCATAATCAGAATTTTAAGTAATTAATTATATGCATCACATTGTACGTGCTTATGCTTTTCAGCTTTAAGTGGCTTGTATTGTGTTTTATAACAATCAGCTGAAGAATACTTTGTACTCTTACAAGACACTAATACAGTAAATACTGTAATCAATAAAATAAGTTTTTTCATAAGTAAAATTTTAAGTGTAACAAAAAAGCCCCTGAGTAATCAGAGGCTTAGTGATTCCATCTGGACTCGAACCAGAAACCTACACATTAGAAGTGTGTTGCTCTATCCAATTGAGCTATGAAACCATTCTTGTTAATGGCTTATTCTATAAATAACCAATACAAGTGCAAAGATAACAAAACATGCCAGCATAAGCTTAAGCGGGAACATACCCTCCTCATGTTCTATATCTTCAATCTTTTGTTGAATACAATATGCCTTGTAGTCAATGTCATTAAGATAGATTGCCTTCATATCTGGGTCTATTTTAGATGCATATACATCTGCTTTCTCCCATTGTAATGAATACAATTCTCTCTCTAATTTCTGAATCTCTGCTTTCCTTGACTTTTTCATATACATGTTTTAATCAGTAAAACTATCAGTACTCATGTCATAAGAAGTACCATAGGTCATCTTCTTGCTATTACGGCTGGCTGATTGCCTTTCTTCATAGCACTGTTGGCACTCATGAAACTCATCACAAGTGCAGGTTAATTCCGGAGATATGCTGTATAACATAAACATATCTCTTGCATCTTCAAACATCATAGCCTATTTGTTTTTAAACATAGATGGATCAACCGGATCATCTATAGTTTCATCATACATAAATACTCCAGTTTCAAGATACTGGACAATCTCTGCTTTGTAAGCATACTCTATTCCTGCAGAAGGAATAGAATATATAGTTCTACCATCAACATCATCAGTAGGTATAATAACACCTGAATGTAGTTGTAGAACAAACATAATGTTTGCAATAACTAAATGCATAGTAAATATAATTAGGGGTGAATAAATACAATTCCGGAGTCTTATACTCTGTTCCTTTATATAGGAATAGTATATATAGTAATAAGACTAATATATATAGAGCTAATAGTAATACATGTAGTATGTTACTCATGTATGTGCTTATGTTTAGCTATATATTACTATATCTGTAGTAGAAACTACTGAATTTACTCATGTTTCAAGAGCTGTATTATCATGAAGTGTGGTTCTCCCACACACAAGAGTCTCTCTTCTCTATATATATAGAGAGATAACAGACCGTTAAGTCTCATCTCCCTATATATAGAGAAAGATAAAGGGAATGCTCCTAAGAACACTCCCTTATGTACCTTAAATGGTAGCCATATCCGCCACACTGAACGTGGATAGGATCTCAGCAGGCTTACCAACACGGTGTAGTAAATAGCCTTTCACAGCTTTACCGTTTTCATTGGTACCTTCTACCCAACTCACCTGTAATTCGTGAATGTTATGGGCAGTTACCGCAGTTACTTTACTTGACAACATAGCAGTTGTCTTGCTACTGTTATTGAAGCCTATATATGGGACTTTCTTATCACCCTGCTGGATGTTAAGATTAGTGGCCCCAATGCTCTTCATAAAGTCAAGAGCAGACTTAGTTTCAATAAACTCTACAGAATTGTTGTTCATGTTTTGTGTTTTTTAAAGGTTAAACAATAATACATAGTAGGTAAAAAGATGTTAACTAAGGTGGCGCAGCCAGAAAAAAAAGAGTACGGATTTCTCCGCACTCTGTTTCACTAGGCACCAATAGTAGCCAAGTCTGCAACACTGAACGTGCTGATAACCTCAGCAGTGCTACGTCCGTGTACCATATAGCCTTTTACAGGTGAACCTCCCTCGGTTACACCCTCTACCCACGACACGTCCAAGTCACGTGCATTTGCCGCAGTAATGTTTTCAATCTTGCTTGCAAGCATAGCAGTACCAAGAACACCACCATCAGGCTTGAGGAACTGCACATAACGTGGTGTGTAGAGCTCCCCAGTTTTAGGGTTTGTCTTTTCCTTGCCCTTGACAATGTTAAGGTTAGGAGACTGTACTGCTTGCATATAAGCAACTAAAGAACGAGTTTCAGAGAAATCTGACATAATAAAAAGAATTAAAGGGTTAAACAATATACTATCTATGTAATAAGATGTTATTAAAAGGTGCCGCAGGCAGAAGAATAAGAGGGCATTATACCCCCTTATACTTTGTGCTTAATTTCACATATGCTGTGTCAAGCTTGTCACTGTCCACTTGGTTCTTGACATGCCTAACTGCAGCTAACACCACTTGTAGCTCATCCCATGTGAGCTGTATTTGTACCTCTTCCATAGTTTAGTTTAGTTTAAGTAAAAAGATGTTATAAGTAAAAGGGACTAGGTCCCTTCTACTTGTGCTACTTGTAGCTCAATATACCCTTGCAAGTGATCTCTTAAATCTGTGAGAGCATTTTGTTCACCACATACGTAAGCTATGTCAAAGTCTTCATCAATTGTTCCATTGAGTAATCCCTCACATATTCCTATTCTTGCATCAAGCATAGTAATAACTTTAAATACAGTTTCTGTGTCCATAGTATAGTTTATGTTTAAGTTATAAGATGTTCAAATAAAAAGGGAAGGAGCCGAAGCTCCCTTTCCCTATTTCTTCTTCGGATATTCCAACAGCTGAAACTTGTCATCACTATCAAGCAAGTCTTCCAGCTCATAGGTATACCTACGCAGTTCACTAGCATACTGAACCCAAGCCTTTTCTTCCTGCATAAGTTTCCATAGAGCAGTGATCTTATCACGTTTCTCTATATACTCCGCATCAGGAAGATTCAGTAGTGGACAACTTGTAATCTGCTGAGACAAGATGCCAAGAGCAAACAAGAACTGTCTCTCTGTTGAAGCTCTGTCAATGACCAAGTTAGAACTGACACTAATGTCACGGATCTCACTACTTTGCTTGCGGATTCCATCAATCACAGCACTTGCATCATTGTAATCTGCTTGTGATTGCTTGTAGGCTTTCAATTTCTCTGAACTTTTCATAATAAAATAATTTAAGGGATTAATACAGGTTAAGTAAAAAGATGTTAAAAAAAGAAAAAAGGGAGCCTAAGCCCCCTAATGATATAAGTGTACTACCTAACTATGCCCAGCTTTAAATGTGGATGGGACTACCACTTTACCTCAATATCAGATTGAGTAATAAGATGTTAAAAAATAAAGGGGAACTATTGTCCCCCTAACTGCACTAAACCAACTTCTTCATCTCTTCTGCACTGCACAACATAATGCTCTAAGTCATCAGTGTGCAGGAGCAATAAGTCCTCAACTTCTGTGTTGTCTAATCCTTCTCCTCTTGCAAGGATGAAGATGCCGTTTAGTTCTTCAAGTAGACTTGCTGTTCTACCTTCTAATAAAAATGCTGTAATCATAATTGTTGGTTTTAAGTTATCTTATGTAATAAGATGTTATTATATAAAAAGATATAACAAGTGTTCCCCATAGGATTCCTCTCGTAGGTATATTAAGCAGTAGCCACGGCTGGCCCTGCTCCCCCTGGAAACATTCCTTGTTATATCAATATAAGTAATAAGATGTTCTTGTGTGTAAAAGACAACCCATTACAGGTTGTCTCTTTCTAACACAGAAGCAATGTCTTCTAGCTTTGGGCAATGATAAGTATTGCCGCCAATGTCTTCTAATACAGCAGAACCATCTTTCTTTAACTCAAGATAATATTCAGCCTTAATATTCTGTGCTCTTGGTCTATCATTAGAAGTCATAGCTCCTAATAACCAACCACCAAATAAACCTATAGCAAAATAGGTTACTACAAATAATGCATTTCTCTTTTCCATGTTATTAGTTTTAAGATAAGTAAAAAGATGTTCAATAAGTAAAGAGGATCATTGACCCTCCTTACTTGTTTCATGTTCTACTCTCAAGGCTGTAGTTATTGCAAATGCAAATGCTACAGACTGCATAAACCAGGCAAACCAGTTGTAATCCTCAAAGCGGAATACAGTACCCATAGTTAGCATAGCCTCAAAGAATACTAAAGAAATAATGGCAATAGCACAGTATTGCACTTGTTTAAGTGTTTTCATAAGTGTTAGTTTAGATAGAGTAATAAGATGTTTTAGAAAAGGGGTATTAACCCCCTTCTAATTTAACAAAACCAAACTCTAACCATCTCATAATAAAATCAACACTATATTCATTACCATCAGTAACAATCATACCATTAACTCTATCATTACTTCCTTTAATAATAACTTCACTTCTATTATTAAATACTAACTTCATTCCTTTCTTAATCTTCATAATATATAATTTAAGATTAAGTAAAAAGATGTTCAAGAAAAATGAGATGCCCTAAAAGGGCAACTCATCTTCTTCTTCTGGTGAATTAGCAACAAGGATGGCATAATCACAATCTTCACACCTTGTGTGAAACCATACATCACCTGGTTGCATAGCAATCAGAACATTGTTCTCAAACACAGGTATCTGATCAATATGATACAGTACAGGTTGACCGCAGCTGCAGTCTGGGTGAAAAACTTTTTCCATGGTAAAAAATTTAGTGTTAGTAACCTGTGTAGTAAGATGTTCTCTGAAACAAAGGGGGGTGGCCACCTCTCCGCCAGGGGCCGGGGGGTGTTGTAGCAATGCCCCACCACATACTCTTGTATGGTAAAAAACCCCTCCCCGTAGTTGTATATTTCCTTCAGACTTTCTACCTTTACCATGCTACAGATGAAACAGATTGCCCGGGGGGTTTATTCTTCATTCGTTTACCCCTGGGTAGTCTTATAATAATTTACATATGGCATATATAGAACACAACTTTTTTCCCCTTAAGGTATTTGTTAGAAATGAGTACATGTACCAACATAAGAAAGGTCATGGAGAATTGACCCCGGGGGTTATAATGTCAGTAAGGTGTATGCCGGGACAAGCAGCATTATTTCAAGTACTCTTGGAGAATGGAGTTATGCGGGACAAGTTACCATCCCATGCTTTACTGCATGAACCTAAGCTACCGGACACAGATCTACCATTTCACTTCTTGCAGATATGGAACTGTTTCTCTTATAACTTTACTTTACTGCATTTGTCTTACGTGTATGATACAAAAGTTGAAGTATACATGAAGGATCACAAGTTCTATCCTGGTAGTTACTATGCTACCATTAACTGGGGAGCCAATGATTTAAATACAGACTTATCATTAGCAGAAGATCCACTAGAGCATAAAAGCCATCATATCATTTTACTTGATAACGGACAGATAGCGTTGCAACCTAATAACAGAATTAAATGGTCTGAGCCTAGCTTTGTTACTAAACCTTTTCCAGAGAAACCAGATTATCTAGTCAATACAGATAGTTATAATTGCGAAGGATTTGATAAGTGGCATACAGAAGATTCTGACAGAATGTTCTATGATACAGAATAATTATGTTTCTATTTAGAGCAGAGGTTAAAGTGGCTACGGACCCAAGAATGGGCTTAGGTTTATTTGCTACAGAATTTATTCCTAAGGGTTCTATAGTATGGGAGTTTATAGAGGGTGTAGATATTAAAGTTCCTATAGCTAAAGTAAAAGAAATGTCTGTAGTCCAGCAAGAATATTTTAACAGATATGGCTGGATAGAAGGAGAATACTATTTGGCTTCATGTGATATAAATAATTTTATTAATCACAGTTATCAAAACAACCTTGATAACATTACAGATGTTACAATTGCACTTAGAGACATTGAACCCGGAGAAGAATTGTTTTCAAATTATTCTGAATTTGATGATGACTTTAATGAATATAAAGATGAGTATATATAATTTTAGTATATTAGTCTTATAAATTAATAACAATGGCAAAGATAAAAGAAGGTACTACAAAGTTGGCTAAGGTAAGAGTGTCCAGGCCAGGTGTTCATGCTAAAGCAAAGACAAGCAAGTTGAAAAAAAGCAAGAACTACAAAAAAAGTTATAGGGCACAAGGTAGGTAATAAAATATTTTATATATTTGTTTACACATTTGTTCATAATGTTTGTGTTTAAAAGTTAAAAACTATGAAAAAGCTCAGATCAAAAGTCTGGGCTTTTTTATTTAGAAAAGTTTTTTATATTTGTACATGGCACAGAAGTTTAAAAAGAAACCAGTGGTAATTGAAGCAGTTCAGTGGGACGGCAAGAATCAATTTGAGGTTTTAAACTTTTGCAAGACATGTTACTTCACAAGCCATGGTGTAGTGAAAGATCTATACATTGATACCTTAGAAGGAGACATGTTAGCCAATGTTGATGATTACATTATCAAAGGAGTAGCCGGAGAATTCTACGCATGCAAGCCAGAAATCTTTGCTCTTACATATGAGAATGTATGACCCAACATCAGTTGGACATATGGCAGAAGCTGACAGCTGAGTCAGAAACCAACCTAGAAGCAAGGATTAAATTTGATAAGTATATGGAAGAGCAAGTACAAACCGGTATTCAGGAAGTAAGATTACCAAGTTTTGGAGAACAGTTAGTAGGTCTAAGTTTTAACCCAAGCGGTGACGAGGATGTACATAGAGTAAAAGAATTAGCAGCAGAGATGGCTGAGATTCTTAAACGTAGATACTCTGTGGATGAAAAGACTCCAGTAAAAAGTTTGTTGTTTGATCATGCAGTAGGTGAGATACTGAATGCTCAAATGGCAGTAGTAAAAGTTATAACACTAAAATAAACCAATGAAATTACACGGAAAAAGAATACTAGTAAATAAACCTGAAGTAAAGGAATCAGCATTTGAATTGTCTGAGAAAGATAAAGCATTACTAGAAGCAGACATGAGAACTAAATGGACAGCACTTGATGTGTTTGCAGTAGGTGATGAAGTAGAAAGATTTGCAGTAGGAGATAAAGTATATCTTCAGATGAATGCTCTAAATACTTCAGAAGTAGTAGATATTGATGGAGCTCTCAAGCTTATGGTGCGAGAGCATGATATTGCTATTACATGGTAACTTTTAATAAAAAGTTAGAGCAACCGTATGAAAAAGTTATTTGCTCTAAAGAGGAGATCTCTGGTTCCCCGGTTGATGTTTCTGGCCGTATCATTATTGTTAATGATGCTACTAGGCCAAGTCATTATGGCGGTAAAGATTCTGTATATGAAGTATTTAATGTACTAGAAGCTTGGGGATTAGATAAAGATTTCTATCTTGGTAACGTAATTAAGTATGTGGCTAGAGCCGGAAAGAAAAGTAGAACTACTGAAAAAGAAGATTTACAAAAAGCTTTAGTATATTTACAAAGAAGAATAGACACACTATGATCTGGTTGAAAATATTATTAGCAGCTTTTGCAGTAGGATGTATTGCAATGTTTTGGATTGTTATAAATGCTATGACAAGACCTATTTATAACAAAATGTACAATATGTATATAGAGGATGAGAAAGGTCGTGCAATAGCAAACTATACTATAGCAGCCCTTATAATAGTTTCTTTTCTACTTGGATATATGCTTGGATAAGGCAAGTTTCCTACCCTGTCAAGAAAGTCCCCGGTTTATACTGGGGATTTTTGTTTATTAAAGATTTTTTTTGTATATTATACTGTATACATTTAATATTTATAACCATGGACATTTTAAATTTTATTTCTTGGATTAAGGCTGGGAATTATAGAGCCACTCTTCCAACAGACGTTACTAACTTAATTGCAGTAGGTGCAAAAGATCCATCTCGTGATGATCAGTATCTTTCACTTGCTGTTAATGCTGCTCCTTTGCAGACATTGTACCGTACAGCTAATGTAACTCAAGGTACTAGTATTACCACTGCAGTTACTGTAGAAGCACTTAACGGTGTTATTACAACTGTATCATCTACATTAGCAGCTAATGCTAAAACTTCTTTTACTGTAAACAACGCTTTGGTTGCTGCAGGATCAAGAATTTTAGTATCTGCAGAATATGATGAAGCAGCAACTGGTATTCCAGTATTGGGAGTAGCAGACATTGCAGCAGGTTCTTTCAAAGTAGTTCTTAGTAATGGTGCTGGTTCAGCTGCATTAAACAATATAGTTAAAGTACACTATATTATTCTTAATTAATACATACTGGGGTAGTGATATCCCAGTTATTGTATTCACTTAAACTTATTTAAAATGTCAATAGGAAATTTAAAGACATACGGAAATAAAGGAAATAACTTTCCCTTTCAACTTAAAGTATTACAGGGTATTACAGATGTAATTAACTCATTAACTGGTGTTACTGCTGGGGCTTCAAGAACCACAAATATCTTAAGACCTACTACAAGTGGTACTATTACTGCAGGTAAAAGATCAGCATCTTTTTCTAATGTAGGTACAGCGGATGTTACAATTAAAGGTGTAATACTTAAGCCAGGAGAAACTGTTAACTTTGATGCAGGAGCAATTAATAACACACTGGATGCTATTGCATATGATGCAACAGGTGGTGAGTTATTGATTATTTTTATTTCATAGTATGCCAACGAAAATATTTTTAAACAAAAAGAACATTGGTTTCAATGGTGGAAATTATATTTCTACCCAGAATGTTAATGTCCCACCTTTGCTCTTGAATTTATTTCCCGGTGCATCAGCAGCATACTCACTTAGAAAGCTAGACACAACATATGCAGGATCTGCAATTCAAGTAAGAAGAACCACAGATAATGCAACTCAAGATATTGGTTTTGTAAACAATGTACTTGACTTAACTGCATTAACTACTTTTCTTGGTGTTAATGCTGGTGCAGTAAGTATTTGGTATGATCAAAGTGGTAACGGAAGAAATTTGATTAATGCTACAGCCATAGAACAACCACTAGTATATGCTAGTGGACCCGTTATTTTTAACGGAGCACCTTATCTAAGACTAGATGGTATAAATGATAGATTGGTTAATGCTGGATTTGATCCAACAAATGCTGGTGTAGTAAGTACATTTACTGTTGCACTAGCTGCAATGTCAACATTAAGTACAGCTGTATTCTTGCATCAAGATCAAACAGTTAATTCTCGTATTGGACAATGGGCTAGATTTAGTTCAGGAATAAGTCAATCTATTACTTTTAATACAGCACAAAATAATTTTACAAGTAATGGTACCACTGTTACTAACTCAGTACCTTACGTATATACTTCAATTAGAAGACCTGCAAATGTACAGAGTTATGTAAATGGTACTACTGGTGGTTCTGTAGCAACTACAGGAACTCCTATATTTAATGCAGCAGCTACAGTATATGTTGGTAGAAGAGCTACAGAAGCATTAGCAGGATTAATGTCAGAAGTAGTAATGTATCCTTTAGACCAAACAACTACAAGAGCAGCAATTGAACAAAACATAAGAAACTACTATGGTTTTTAGAGGCTATACATATATTAATGTTGCAGATGCAGAAGCTGCTGTACAACAATGCGATACATATTATAGTATTCCAAAAAGCCCTGATGATGTTACACAACATTGGGCAGGTTTTGAATACTCACAGAATGATAATATTTATTTCATCTTATTTGATGAATCTCTCTTACCTATATTAGGAGAGCCAATTGAATTTGATGTTAACTTAGAAGAAGAGATATAATGATACCTAAAAGATCCGGTCAGTTAGAAAGTATTTTTACTAACACAGGTTGTAATAATTGTGGGAAATGTGCTGTGTGTACAACTGGTTTAACAACTCCACCAGCTTGTCCTACTCCTGATGCTTGTCCTGAAGAAGAACAGTGTGCAGAAGTAACCAATGCAGATTGCGTAATATATACAGGTGCAAATATTACAGCTGGATCCCAAACAGTTATTGCTACAGATTCAACAGTATCTCAAAGTTTACAAGATATAGTAAACTGGGTAGATGGTGGTGGAGCTGTAGGAAGCCAAGGTATTCAAGGTATCCGCGGAAGTCAAGGTTCTACTGGGATTCAAGGCATACAAGGTTTAACTGGTGCACAAGGACAAATTGGTGTAACAGGATCTCAAGGTGCTATTGGATCAACCGGTGCTCAAGGTACGGTTGGTGCTCAAGGTCTTAAGGGAGACACTGGTTCTCAAGGAGCCGTAGGTTCTACAGGAGCACAAGGAGGAATTGGTGCTCAAGGACAAACCGGAACTACTGGTTCTCAAGGTGCATTAGGATCTCAGGGTGTACAAGGAACTACAGGACCACAAGGAACAACTGGAAATACTGGTTCACAAGGTATTACAGGTCTTCAGGGATCTCAAGGAATACAAGGTGAGAGAGGTGACCTTGGAGCTCAAGGTATTCAGGGAATTCAAGGTCAAATAGGAACTCAAGGTGTCCAAGGAAGTTTAGGACAACAGGGTACTACAGGAACCCAAGGGCAAATTGGTACTCAGGGTATCATAGGATTGCAAGGTGTAATCGGTCCACAGGGTACTGTAGGAAATACTGGTAGTCAGGGATCTACAGGATCTACTGGCTCACAAGGTGCTGTTGGTACACAAGGATCAACAGGATTTACAGGTTTACAAGGTTCACAGGGTATTCAAGGCTCATTAGGAGTACAAGGTACCACAGGATCTCAAGGAACAGATGGTACACAAGGTTCATCAGGAACACAAGGTAGTATAGGTACTCAGGGCATTCAAGGAACTACTGGTAACACTGGTTCTCAGGGTAGTACTGGTAGCACAGGTTCACAAGGTACAGTAGGTACGCAGGGATCAACTGGTACTACAGGTTCACAGGGAGCTCTTGGTTCTCAAGGTGTTCAGGGTACTTCTGGTCCACAGGGAACTACAGGTAATGATGGTGCACAAGGATCAACTGGTTTGCAAGGTTCTACTGGAACACAAGGAATCCAGGGAGTTCAAGGCACATTAGGACAACAAGGTGTACAGGGAACAGTAGGTTCCCAAGGAACTCAAGGTATCTTAGGTACTCAAGGTTCTATTGGTGTACAAGGAAATACAGGTTTACAAGGTTTAGAAGGATTACAAGGTTCTGTTGGTAGCCAAGGTTCTACTGGTAACACCGGCAGTCAAGGTTCTACAGGTTCTACCGGTAGTCAGGGTACAACAGGTACACAGGGTTCTACTGGATTTACAGGTACTCAAGGTGCACAAGGAACCCAAGGATCTCTTGGTGTACAAGGTACAACTGGTAGCCAGGGTGCAATTGGGACTCAAGGAACTGAAGGTATTCAAGGAAGTATTGGTTTACAAGGTACACAAGGAACACTTGGTAATACAGGTTCTCAAGGATCTACAGGAAGTACAGGGTCTCAGGGTGCGGTTGGCTTACAAGGTTTAACTGGAGATACAGGTAGTCAAGGAACAACTGGATCAACAGGTAGTCAGGGTATAACTGGAACACAAGGCTCAACTGGTAGTCAAGGTATTCAAGGAAATGTAGGTGTACAGGGAGAAACTGGTACACAAGGTATCTTAGGTTCTCAAGGAACGCAAGGAGTTCAAGGACAAATTGGTCCTATTGGAGTTCAAGGTAGCCAAGGAATTCAAGGAATTACTGGTAGTCAAGGTACTACTGGTACACAAGGTTCTGTTGGCTTACAAGGCGGTATAGGAGCACAAGGTCTAGAAGGAAGTCAAGGTGCAACTGGAAATACCGGAAGTCAGGGTGCAATTGGTAGTACAGGCGCGCAAGGATCTATTGGTTTACAAGGTGTTACAGGTCTAACTGGAACACAAGGAGTTCAAGGTATACAGGGATCTTTAGGACTTCAGGGTATACAGGGAGTACAAGGTCTTACCGGTACAACAGGTGCTGGAGGTACTGTAGCGTATTATGGTTCATGGTATTCTACAGTTGATCAAACTGCTGCAGCTATCAATACAGAATATATAATGACTGTCAATACAACTTCTTACTCTAATGGAGTATCTGTTGTAGGAGGTACTCAAGTAACATATTCAGCTGCAGGTACATATGCTTTTAATTTTTCAGTTCAGTTCCATTATACTGGTGGAGGGGGTTCAGGTGATGTAGTTGATGTTTGGTTAAAAAAGAATGGAACTTCCGTAGCTGATTCAGCTACTAAATATCTTGTACCTTCTAATCTTGCTTATAATGTATCATCATTAGATTTTATATTTACAGTAGATGCCGGAGATTACTATGAAATTGCATGGGCTGTTAATAATACTAATATTAGATTAGAATATGATCCAGCATCAGCTCCTTATCCTGCAATTCCTTCTGTAATTATTAATACATTCCAAGTTACTTATACTCAACTTGGTCCACAAGGTGCTACTGGTACCCAAGGTGCTTTAGGTACTCAAGGAACACAGGGAACATTTGGGCCTCAGGGAGTTCAAGGTATTCAAGGTGTTCAAGGTCAAATTGGCGTACAGGGTACAACAGGAAATACTGGAAGCCAAGGTTCTACAGGAAGTACGGGAGCACAAGGAAGTACAGGATTGCAAGGTATTACTGGTGATACAGGTTCTCAAGGTACCACAGGATCTACTGGTTCTCAAGGTTTAATTGGTTTACAAGGAGCAACAGGCTCTCAAGGTATTCAAGGAACATTGGGTAATCAAGGTACTATTGGTGCTCAGGGTACAGTTGGAACTCAAGGTATTCAAGGAGTACAAGGTACTCTTGGTGTACAGGGAGTTCAGGGTACTCAAGGTATACAAGGACAACTTGGAGTACAAGGTCAAGTTGGTGTTCAAGGTCAAGTTGGAACACAAGGAACTATTGGTGCTCAGGGAACTATTGGTAATCAGGGAACAACAGGTGTTACTGGATCACAAGGTAGCACTGGATCTACAGGATCACAGGGTTCAACTGGTTCACAAGGTACATCTGGATTAAATGGATCTCAAGGAACACAAGGGACAACCGGTAATACTGGTGCACAGGGTACCCAAGGTATACTTGGAGTTCAAGGTGTGCAAGGTACTACAGGTATTCAAGGACAAACAGGTGTTCAAGGTACAACTGGTACTCAAGGTTTACAAGGTATTCAAGGCATACAAGGTGTGCAAGGACAATTAGGTTCTCAAGGTACATCAGGTAACTCAATTACTATTATCGGTAGTGTGAGTACCTCAACATCATTACCTGGATGGCCTAACTCATACACAGGAAATATTGGTGATGGTTATATTACTACTGATACTGGACATTTATGGGTTTGGGATGGTACTGAATGGGATGATGTTGGTAATGTAACAGGTCCACAAGGGGTACAAGGAACAACTGGAATCCAAGGACTACAAGGTATAACTGGTATCCAAGGTATTCAAGGTTTAGTTGGTACACAGGGAATTCAAGGAATTCAAGGTACAACTGGATTACAAGGTGTGCAAGGAACTCAAGGAATCCAAGGTCTATTAGGTATTCAAGGTACTCAAGGGCAAATTGGTACGCAAGGTACTATAGGTGCTACAGGAAGCCAAGGATCAACTGGTAGTACAGGTAGCCAAGGTACAACAGGAAGTCAAGGAACCACCGGAACTACTGGATCTCAGGGAACTCAAGGTACTCAGGGAATACAAGGTATTCAAGGATTTGATGGTGGTTTATTAACACCAGGATCTTATGTAGGTAAAGCTGTTAAAAATGGAACAGCTCAAACCATACCAAATGGTACTGATACCGTAGTAACTTTAGTTGATGATTTTGATCCTAATAACTGGTTTACATCAAATCAATTTAAACCTACTACAGCAGGATATTATTTAGTTAATGCTCAAGTATGGTGGAATGCAGGATCAGTCAATAATGATCAGAACAATATACAATTAAGAAAAAATGGTTCTACACAAGTAGCAATTGCTCAAAATCCAATTGCAAATACAACAATTGGTTATTTCCAGTCAATTAATACTATTCTTTATTTCAATGGTACTACTGATTATATTGAATTAACTGCATTTACAGGTAATCCAACTTCTCAAGATATTAATGGAGCAGGAACTGGTACTTGGTTAGATGCTGCATTATATGCATATGGGCCTCAAGGAACTACTGGTTCTCAAGGAATTACAGGAACTCAGGGAGCAATAGGTACACAAGGTGCTGTAGGTTTACAGGGTTTACAAGGAATACAAGGATTACAAGGTTTAACTGGTACACAGGGTACTAATGGAGTTCAGGGAACTACCGGTTCTCAAGGTACTACAGGAGCCACAGGATCTCAAGGTTCAACAGGAACAACAGGTACTCAGGGTGCTGTAGGTTCACAAGGAACAACTGGTTTAACTGGGTCACAAGGAGCTACCGGAAGTACTGGAGCCCAAGGTACCGTAGGTGCACAAGGCACTGTAGGTGCTACTGGTTCTCAAGGAACTACTGGGGCAACAGGTGCGCAAGGAACTACAGGATTACAAGGAGTACAGGGTATTCAAGGACGTGAAGGTGCTATTGGTGCACAAGGGACTCAAGGTATAACTGGATCCCAAGGAACTACTGGTACACAGGGTATTCAAGGATTATTAGGTATTCAAGGTATACAGGGTGTAATAGGATTACAAGGTACTGTTGGTGCTACTGGATCTCAGGGTAGTACAGGTTCTACTGGTAGCCAAGGAGCTATAGGTTCTCAAGGTTCTACCGGAGCTACTGGCTCACAGGGCACCACTGGCGCGACTGGAGCCCAAGGCACAACTGGTTCACAAGGGACTACAGGTACAACAGGACTTCAAGGTATTCAAGGAATCCAAGGAACTTTAGGTAATACTGGAGCACAAGGAACTACTGGAGCCCAAGGGACAACCGGAACTCAGGGTACCACTGGTACACAAGGGACAACTGGAACAACGGGTGCAACAGGTTTACAAGGATTAACTGGTAGCCAAGGTACCACAGGTGCTACAGGCGCGCAGGGAAGTACTGGTGCAACAGGAACACAAGGCGCAGTAGGTAGTCAAGGAACTACTGGTAATACAGGAAGTCAAGGTGCTACTGGTTCAACAGGATCTCAAGGTACTACCGGCACACAAGGTACTACAGGTTTAACTGGAGCTCAAGGAACTCAAGGAACTTTAGGTATCCAAGGTGTACAAGGAACATTAGGAATTCAAGGTGTAACTGGTACTCAAGGTACTCAAGGTGTAATAGGCCCTGTTGGTGCACAAGGTACAACCGGAGCAACTGGATCACAAGGAAGTACTGGTAGTACAGGATCTCAAGGAACAACAGGTTCTCAAGGATCTACTGGTGCTACAGGAAATACCGGAGCTCAGGGAACAACTGGATCACAGGGTACTACTGGCGCAACAGGGGCACAAGGTACCACTGGAACTCAAGGAGCTACAGGAACAACTGGAGCAACCGGTTCTCAGGGTGCTATAGGTAGTCAAGGCACTACCGGGGCTCAAGGAACTACAGGTACTACTGGTGCTACGGGAGCTCAAGGTACAACAGGTCTTCAAGGATTAACAGGTCTTCAAGGACAAACTGGTGCAACCGGTGCCCAAGGAGCAATTGGATCTACAGGATCTCAAGGAGCTGTGGGAACACAGGGTACAACAGGAGCTACTGGTAGTCAGGGTTCAACTGGTTCTACTGGTTCTCAGGGAACAACTGGAAGTCAAGGTACAACTGGAGCGACTGGTGCCACTGGGTCACAAGGAACACAAGGTATACAAGGTATTACAGGTAATACTGGTGCTACTGGATTACAAGGTATTCAAGGTATACAAGGCCGACAAGGTGTTACTGGAACACAGGGTGCTATTGGTGCTACGGGCTCACAAGGCTCTACAGGTAGTACTGGTACACAAGGTGCAATTGGTTCACAAGGCAGTACTGGAGCAACTGGTAACACAGGAGCACAAGGTGCAATTGGAGCACAGGGTGCTGTTGGTACAACTGGATCTACTGGAGCGCAAGGAGCTGTAGGTAGTCAAGGTACTACGGGTGCAACTGGTGCAACAGGAAGTCAAGGTATTCAAGGCTTTGTTGGAAATACAGGTGCACAAGGAACCACAGGTTCAACCGGTGCCACAGGTTCTCAAGGTATCCAGGGTATTGTAGGTAATACAGGACCAACAGGAGCTACGGGTGCACAAGGTGCAATAGGAAGTACTGGTTCACAGGGTACCACTGGAACTCAGGGTACTGTAGGAGCAACAGGCTCACAAGGAACAACCGGAGCTACAGGAGCTCAAGGAACTGTAGGCTCTCAAGGTACGACAGGTGCAACAGGAGCTCAGGGAGCTATTGGTAGTACAGGTTCTCAAGGTGTTATTGGTAGTCAAGGAGCAATTGGTGCAACTGGTAATCAAGGAACCACTGGTACTCAAGGTGCTGTTGGTGGAACTGGAGGTACCGGTGCACAAGGAGCTACTGGTGCAACAGGTTTACAGGGTATTCAAGGAATCCAGGGTAGACAAGGTACTACAGGAACTACAGGTAATACAGGAGCTCAGGGTACACAAGGAACAACAGGTGCAACTGGAGGAACTGGAAGTCAGGGTACTACAGGATCACAGGGATCAGTAGGATCAACCGGAGCTCAAGGTATACAAGGTATTGTGGGAAGTACTGGGTCTACTGGAGCACAGGGTATTCAAGGTATTGTTGGATCTACTGGACCACAAGGAAATCAAGGAGCAACTGGAGCTCAAGGAGCAACCGGTGCTACTGGTGGAACAGGAGCACAAGGAACCACAGGTGCTACGGGTAGTACTGGTGCGCAAGGTATTCAAGGTATTATTGGTACTGGTACTCAAGGAACTCAGGGTGTTCAAGGTCCTTCCGGTGGTGGAGGTGGAGGTTGTACTGTTGAAAACTGGATAATTGCTTCAAACTCTACTTCATATACAGATGATACAAACTTAGGATCTGGTAAATATTATATTGGTGAGGCAGATTGTGGATGGAATGGTTGTGACTTAAATGTTGTTAGTACAGTTAGTAGAGAAAGAACAGACCCAATTCTTACTCAAAATCTTAATTGTGGAATTGCTCTTCCTCATGATTTACAATCTGGTGATGTTGTTACACTATGTGGAATGGCATGGATTCAAAATAACTATACAGTAGATCCGCCAACTGCTATTGAGTATTATATTGGGTACATTCAATGTAGTACATGGAATCCTATTACTAATGTATTTCCACAAACATCTTTAGCTAATGGTTCAACAGGTTTTAGTATAACTGATCAATATGTTTGTTATACTTTAGAAGTTCCATTATCTGATGCTTATGATGCATGTGATACATTTATGACAGTAGGTCATAATGTTACAGGTTCTTCTGCTTCAGATCCAGATTTTCAAGTAAAACTTACTTGGACATTAAGTGTACAAAGAAGTTGTGTATAGTATGAGTTGAAAAATTATATTATATTTGTTGTAAAACCAACAGCAGATGAATAACTTATGTCAACTTGCCCTCCAAAATGGAGGATCTGTAAACTACTTAACAATACCATCAAATCTTACAGAAGGGTTAGGACTAACTAACCCTTCTCTACTTATAGTAGATGGATATTATCTTTTGAATCTAAGACATGTTCAATACGCACTATATCATAGTGAAGGAGAACAGAAATATCAAACTCCCTGGGGACCATTAGCATATCTTAATCCAGAGGATGACGTTACTCTTAGAACAACTAACTATCTATGTCAGATAGATCCTAATACACTTTCTATAGATAAATTTCAAAGAGTAGATACATCTAAACTAGATGTAAAACCTATTTGGGAATTTATAGGACTTGAAGATGCTAGAGTAGTTTACTGGGATGATACATTATATCTTACAGGAGTACGTAGAGATACTACAACTAATGGTGAAGGTAGAATGGAGCTTTCTACAATAGAAAAAGAAGCTACAGAGACCAAGAGAGTAAGAATTGAACCACCAGGTAAAGGATCATATTGTGAAAAGAATTGGATGCCAATTATTGATATGCCATATCATTATGTGAAATGGTCAAATCCTACTGAAGTAGTAAAAGTAGATCCTGAGAAAGGCACTTCAGAAACTATTCATTTAGTAGAACAAGACATAATATTTCCAAGAGATATAAGAGGTGGATCACAAGTTATTTCCTATCGCGGTATGTATATTGCACTTACTCATGAAGTAGATCTTTGGTATAATGAACAAGGAAGAAAAGATGCTCATTATTATCACAGATTTATTGTATGGGATAAAGATTGGAAAATAGTACACTACTCTGATGAGTTTAAGTTTATGACAGGTGCTATTGAATTCTCATGTGGTTTAGCATTTGATGGTAAAAACTTTATTATTCCATTTGGATTTCAAGATTCAACAGCTTATATCTTAAAAGTTCCTGCAGATGTAATTGAAGATGTATGCAATTTTACTGATAGAGTTGATAAAGTAAACTCTAAAGGAGCAACTCCATATAAACTAGAGTCATTTATCAATGACCCATACAATGCTGATAAAACATTTGAACTTGCAGAATTCTATTTTACACAAGGACATTATGCATCAGCAATGTCTTATTATCTAAGAACTGCTGAGTATTCTCAAAATTCTGATAGAACATATGAAGCAGTATTAATGGTTGCTAAGTCTTTATGTACACTTACTAGAAGACCTGTTACTGAACTTGGTCTTTGGTTAAATGCATTAAATCTTGAACCAGGTAGACCAGAAGCATATTTATTCTTAAGTGAGTATTATGAAAAGCAAAAGAACTATCACCAAATGTATAGTTATGCTGTAATGGGTTTAAGAAATCATATTTATGCAAAACCTATGACTGCTAATCTAGCATATGAAGGTGGTTATCAACTTGGCTTTCAAAAAGCTGTTGCTGCATGGTGGATTGGTAGAGGAAAAGAAGCTAGAGAAATTTTCTTAGAATTGGTTGCAAATGCAGATAATCTATCTGATAAATATAGAAAACTAGTACAGACTAATATAACTTCATTGGGTACTGGACCAGATCCATTCTTAAGATATCATAAAGGTTTGCATGATCAATTGAGATATAAGTTTTCTGGATCAGAAACCATTATGAAAAACTTCTCCCAAACTTACCAGGATATGTTTACTCTTAGTATGCTTAATGGTAAAAAAGACGGTAAGTATTTTGAAATTGGTGCTGCAGATCCATTCCATGGTAGTAATACAGCATTACTAGAAAAATTGGGTTGGACTGGTACATCATTAGAAATCTTAGAACATGAGGTTACCAAGTTTAAACAACAGAGAAAGAATGAGATTATACTATGTGACGCTACAAAGTTTGATTACTCTATACTTAAAGGTCATATTGACTACTTGCAAGTTGACTGTGAACCACCAGGAACTACTTATGAGATCCTTACAATGTTACCTTGGGATCAGTGTACTTTTGGAGTAATTACATATGAACATGATTACTATACAGATGTAACAAAATCTTTTAGAACAAAGTCTAGAAATTTCTTACTAAGTAAAGGTTATATGCTTATTGCAAGTAATATCTCTCCTAATGATGATTGTCCTTATGAAGACTGGTGGGTACATCCTAAACATGTTGATGCAGAAATCATTAAGGTAATGCTTGCAGCAGATGATACAACTAAAAATGCAGAGAAATATATGCTTGGTAAGTTATAAATTTTTTGTATATTATATGTATGAGGAACATACATATATCACGTATTAATCTTTCAACCATATTACAGGTATGTCTTATAGTGATGTGCCTGTTTTTGCTTTTAAGAAAACCTACTCAGGTTTATCCGGTCAGTAAGCAAAAAGTAATTGAGAAAAGAATTGAAGGTAAAGAGACTCTAATAAAAGAGCAAGGGCAAGTAATAGACAATAGTAAAGAGTTTATTGCAGAACTTAATGCTGGCTTATTAGACTTACATTCTCAGTTAGATAACGTAAGAAACTCTAAAGATACCTTCAACATTGTCCAGATTCAGGACACAATGATCCATGTACTATACCGTAGAGATAAAGAAAAGGATGTTATTATAGCAGCCCAGGATACTATTATCCAAGCGCAGAGATACATTATCAATGCTAAGGATACTATTATAGCAACTAAAGACTTTGATTTAAAGAGAATAAAGAGGCAAAGAAACATTTCCATTCTACTGAATGGATTATTAACAACAGGATTAATTATAAAATGATGGAAATAGCACAGTTAGTTCAATGGGGACTTATTGCAGTAACAGGAGTACTTGGTTACTTTTTAAGAATGATCCACACAGATGTTAGAAATAACACAGAAAGCCTAGGTAAACTTAAAGGTAAAATTGAATTGGTAGAACAAGAATCAAGACTTAAGTATCAAGCAATTCAAGAACAAACTCAGTTAGAAATTAAGAACCTAGCAAGAACTGTAGGTGAGCTATCTGATGCAGTTAAACAATTAATATTACAAAGATAATGGATACAACAGCAGTAGAAACAACTGCACCAGATTTTGGTGTATTTGGACAACTAGCAGACTACGGTCCGCTAGGTTTAGCAGTATTGGCTCTTGGATATGTTGCTTGGTTATTTATCAAGAGATACCTTGATGATAACAAGAAGATGAAAGAAGAGCTTGAAGAAAAGAAAGTAGTAAAGAGAAAAACTAAGAAGTAATGTCATTCGGTCCCTTTGAAGTATTAACACAGTACGGAGTATTAGGCTTTGCTGTTTTAGCACTGGGTTATTTATGCTGGATGTTTTTAAACAAACTACTCAAGAGTGAGGAAGAGTTAAAAGCAAGAGTAGAGGAGCTAGAAGGTGATTACAGAGATGATCTAGAAAAGAAACTAGATGAAAGCACTGAGAGCTCAAAAAGTCTAAAAGAAACTGTGTTGATGCTATTTGGTAAAACAAAAAAATGAAAAAGAAACTTCTTATAGTTGGAGCATTGTTTATCACAATTGTGGTAATACAAATATTTTCTAGCGGTACAGAACACGTTGTTGTTGTAGAAGATAATATACAACTTACCGGAGAAAACAAACAGCTTACTACAGCAAATAAGAAACTTACCAATAGTGTTAATCAACTAAAGGCTGAGAACCAAGAATTAGTAACAGATAAAGCTAATCTTGAGAATATGGTGGCAGAAGTAATAGGAGATTTAGATAGTACAAAGTCTATAGTTAAAGACATTAAAAAAGAACTAGCACATGAAAAGGATGTTAATGTTAAGCAGTCTACTGGTGACCAGTTTGATTTTCAGCCAATCAAACTACCCACTGAAGACGGTAATTAAAGGGGATAGTGTAGTAATCTTAACTGTTCAACAAGCTGATGACATTAATAATATATTTGAAAGTCAGAAAGCAAAGATTGCAGCATTTAAAAAAGATCTGATTACTAAAGATAGTATTATTGCAATATTAGATACAATAATTCTTGAGAAGGAAAGAGTAATAATTGAGCATGTATTTGATGATGAGATAGCACAAAGGCTGGATATGCTTGAAGCTTGGTTATTAGATGCATCAATTAATAATGTATGGATATATTACTCATGGGATGACAGCACAATGTATGCTGTAGACTTGAGCCAATATTATGTACAAAAGGATAATATGAATGGAGATTTATATTTTTATAAGTGTCCAGATCCTTTTGATCCTTATGAGAAAAAGGAAAATCCCCTCAAAGGATGGGAAAGAGCAATTATTAAACCAGAGAGACCTAAGGTAACTAAGGTTCCAATTAAATTATAAGTTATGAGAAAATTATTTAGAGAACTGATCAGTGATGATAATCAAATTAATGAGCAAGCATTTGTAGGGGTAATATCATTCTTTGCAATGGTATTTGTACTATTTGTAGATGTAATTACAGGTATTATTGGTAATGAACTAATCATCAAAGAATTTATCTTTGATGGATTTATGTTACTTACCTTAGGTGCATTTGGTATTACAACTGCCGGACGCATTATGGCTTTAAAGAATAAAGCAAAGAAACAAGAAGAGACTTCAGAAGAAGTAGTAGATTAATCATATAAAACAAAACACAATGCAATTAAGTAAAAATTTAGCACTTGCAGAAGTAACAAGAAGTGAGACTGCAAAAAGAAGAGGAATTAGTAATATGCCTACACCAGAGCATATTGAGAACTTCAAGAAATTGGCTGAAAATGTATTTCAACCAATCCGTGAACACTTTGGTGTTCCTATCCATTTAAGCTCAGGATACCGTTCCGCTGCTTTGAATAAGGCTGTGGGTGGCGCATCTTCATCACAACATTGTAAAGGAGAAGCTATTGACATTGATATGGATGGTAGTTCAAATGGTGTAACTAATAAAATGGTATTTGACTTTATCAAAGCAAATGTTAATTTTGATCAACTTATCTGGGAATTTGGTACAGATACTAATCCTGACTGGGTGCATGTATCTTACAACTCAGATGGTGCACAACGTAAGCAAATCCTTAAAGCTGTTAAGGCAGGTAGTGCTACTAAATATCTTCCACTTAAATAATAACTTATGAAGTTTAGAAACGGCTGGGATAGTTATACAAAGCAATGGGATAAGTTTGCAATTAAGTTAAGAGTATCTTTTATTGATGTACTCTCTGTTGAAATTGATATCTCTAGAAGCTTTTACTTACTTACTATCTTAAACTTTACAATTAAAAACAGATAATCATGATAGATAGTAAAAATCAAATGATCCGTTCTATGAAGAGTTACCAAACAGGTGGTGCTTCTGATGATTCTTGTATGGAAGAATATACAGGTGCTGACGGTAAAAGAAGAAGAAGACGCAAAAGTGGTTGTGGTAAAGTAACTAAATATGGAAAACGTAGTATTCCTGAAGGAGTTAAAAAAGCTGTAGGTGCTTTAGCAACAGGAGTTGCTGGTGCTTTAGTTTATAAAAACCGTGATGCTATTAAAGAAAAATTAGGTATGAAAAAAGGTGGTACTGTAAAAAGAACTGCTAAGAAAAAGTAACATTACTTAAACTACTATGATCCAGGTACTTTCTGTGCCTGGATTTTTTATTTAAACAATATACATTTAAACTTATTTTGTATATTTGTTCTAAACCAAAAATTAATTATTATGGAAAACCAACAAGAAAGAGAGTTTACAGCTGAAGAGTTGGCTGCTCAAAAAGAACAAATGCTTCAATTCTATACTGATTCCTTGCCCTACTTAGAAGCACAACTCAAGTATGAAGAAGTTCTTATGAAGATTGATGAGGTAAGATATAAGAGAACGCACATTCAAATGCAGTATGCTATGATGGCTCAATCTCAACAAGAACAAGAATTAGAACCAGAAGATGAGTTAGAAGAAAGAGGTTCTGATAATGATATTGATAAAGAACCTTCTATGCCTGAGCAGAGTAAAAGAAAGCTCAGAAAAGGATAGTCATGGCTATAGTTAATCAAGTACAGAAAAGAGTAAAAATGCCTAAATGGGATCTGGTCAAGTATCAGATCCTAACGCATTGTTACATTAATAAACTTTCTCTAAGTGAATCTGACTTGAACTGTTTAACACTATTAAGCTTTAATCAACCAGTTGAACTAACAGACTTCTGTTATGATGCTTCTTCAGAAGAAGGTTGGATCTTTAAATCCCCACAGACTGTAAGGAATTCTATAAATAAAGCAGAGAAGATAGGGCTTGTTATAAGAAGTGATGATAATAAAAAGTCTATAATATTAAATCCAAATATGATGGTGCAAACAGAGGGTACAGTTTTATTAGATTTTAAGTTCTTAGGTACTGATTCTCAAGAAGCTGAATAGATGAATCCTAAAAAATCTAGTACTCTATACAAGGAAGTTGCAGAAGAACTAAATGTTTTAGAAAGCCTTGTCGGTGATATGGTAGAGTTTTATTATAAAGATCTTAGAAGTCAGTTAAGTAGTCTTAAGCATCCAAGAATAAATGTAGAAGGTTTAGGCCAGTTTGTTATAAAACAAAAACTAGCAGAAGTTTACATATCAAAGTTAACTAAAATGCTTCCTACTCATGACGTATCAACCTTTAGAGCATACCATAATAAAAAAGCTATGCAAGAAAAGCTTCAGTTATTAAATGATGTGTCTGTAAAGATTGAACAGGAAAAAAAGAGAAAAGAAGAATTTACTAAAAACAAAAATAATGAAAGCAGCACTCAGAGCAATTTGGGAGAACAAGACTAAGATCATTGAAGGCATTAAGAACTCAGTTATTAGAGATGAGTTTGTAGAAGATGTTGCCCGCATGAGATATGATGTCTGTGATGAATGCCCAAGTAAGGGAAAGAAATGTGCAGTAAAGGGTACAGCACCATGTTGTAATGAATGTGGATGCTCATTAACTTTTAAGACAAGATCTCTTTCTTCAGAATGTCCTCTTGGTAAATGGCAAGCAATTGCTACAGAAGAGGAAGAAGATAAACTAGAACAATTATGAGCATAGTATTTAATGCAGATGACCACAGTTATGTTAGTGTAGATCCAAATGATCAGATCAAATGGACTAGTGTAACAACATTGATATCTTGTTTAAAGAAACCTTTTGATGCAAAAAAAGTAGCAGAGAGAGTAACTAAGAGCAAGAGATCAAAATGGTATGGTGTAGAACCCAAACTCATTGTACAGATATGGGATAATGAAGCTACTAGAGCTACAACACTTGGTACATTCTATCATAACCAAAGAGAATCTGACTTATGTTCATTGGCTTCTATAGAAAGAGAAGGGGTAACAGTTCCAGTATTTAAACCTTATGAAGGAGAGAATGGTTTAAAAATAGCACCTCTACAAAAACTAGATCCAGGTATATATCCTGAACATATGGTCTATCTTAAGTCAGCAGGTTTATGTGGCCAATCAGATTTAGTTGAAGTAGTCAATGGTAGAGTTAATATTATTGACTACAAAACTAATAAGGAGATTAAAACAGAATCTTTTAAGAACTGGGAGGGCATGTCAGAAAAAATGCTTGATCCAGTACAGCATTTAGATGATTGCAACTTTAATCACTATGCATTACAACTCAGTGTTTATATGTATATTATATTAAAGCATAACCCTAAATTACAGGCTGGAAAGATATTTATACATCATATTACATTTGAAGTAGATGGTGAAGACAAATATGGTTATCCAATATCTAAACTAGATGTAAATGGTGAACCTATTGTTAAAGAAGTTATTCAGATGCCGGTACCTTATTTATATGATGAAGTCATTTCAATAATTAACTTTATGAAAGAGTTCCCACACTTAATTAAAAAGAAATGATTGTAAGACTATTTGATGTTCAGAATGGTAAAGTAATTCCTACAGAACATTGTTATACACTTAAAGCACTTAAAGATGTCATGGATAACTATCCAGATGATTATCTTAAAGTATATCTATATCTCTTCTATATGACATGTCCTAACCCGGATATGAATCCTTTTTTTCATACTCCAGAAGTAGATAAAGAACATATTATATTAAAAGAGATAGAAGCAGAATTCTCTACAGAGGATGATGATATACATACAGCTCTCTTATTCTGCCAGAGAATGTATGAGACTCCTACATCTAGAGCATACAAAGGTATGGCATCTATGTTAGATAGATTAGCTAGATATATGGAGACTACGCAGATTACTGCAGGTAGAGATGGTAATATTAACTCTCTTGTAGCAGCAGCAAAAAACTTTGACCAGATTAGAGCATCATTTAAAGGAGTATATAAAGATCTTCAAGATGAGCAATCTAGTAAAGTAAGAGGTGGAATCGGAATGGCATATGACCAGTAACTATGAGTGAAATCTATCAAGACATACCAACCTATGATAACGGACAATGGACAACCACAAACTTTGACTCCAGAGAGGACTTCAACAACTTCATATTTGGAGTTTTCAAGGAACCTGGTAAGTACGGCTTCAACGACACTACTAATCAGATATTTATATCAGAGTCAAACAAGTTTAGAAGTGATGGAGTATATTGCACAGCCCCCTTTAAGTCTAAGGACTTTGTAAACTATTGGGATGACCAAAAGCAAAAATGTAGAAAAGGTATTATTGTAAAAGATAGTACTAACACATGGTTTCTTGCAAGAGAGTACTACATGTGGTTAAATTTTTTACCAATCTTTGATAAAGAACTACAGAAGTTTGGATTTGCTAAGATTCGAGATGCTCAGTATCACATGGCTCTTTATGAACTACTAGCAGAGTTAAACTATAAACATGTAGGTATTCTAAAGAAACGTCAGATTGCATCTTCATACTACCACATGGGTAAACTTATAAATCAGCAATGGTTTGAGCCCGGGGTTACTCTTAAGATTGGTGCATCACTTAAGGATTATATAAATGAGAAAGGTTCCTGGAAATTCTTACAGGAGTATGCAGCATTTTTAAATGAGCATACAGCATGGTATAGACCTATGTCTCCAGACAAGGTAATGATGTGGCAACAGAAGATTGAAGTTAGAAAAGGAGATAGAAAAACAGAAGTTGGTCTCAAGGGTACTATACAAGGTATGTCATTTGAGAAAGATCCAACAAATGGTGTAGGGGGTCCGGTAAAATACTTCTTCCATGAGGAGGCAGGTATTGCTCCAAAGATGGATCAGACATATGAGTATATGCGCCCAGCCATGAGATCAGGTATGGTTACTACAGGTATGTTCATTGCAGCAGGATCTGTGGGTGACTTGTCCCAGTGTGAACCACTAAGAGACATGATCTTGAATCCACTTTCAAAAGATATTTATGCAGTTGAAACTGATCTTATTGATGAAAAAGGTACTACTGGTTTGTCAGGATTGTTTATTCCTGAGCAATGGTCAATGCCTCCCTATATTGATGACTTTGGTAACTCTCTTGTAACTGAAGCTCTAGAAGCTTTAGATAGACAGTTTGAGCAGTGGAAGAAAGAACTTAATCCAGAAGACTATCAGCTTAGGATATCTCAGCACCCAAGAAATATTAGAGAAGCATTTGCACATAGATCAGTATCTTTATTTCCTACACACTTGGTTGCTGCACAGCAAAGAAGAATTGAGGAGAAAGAATATGCTTATGAGTTCTTAGATATCTTTACTGATGACATGGGTAAAATTACTGTAAGATCTACAGATAAGCAACCTATTAAAGAGTTTCCAGTATCCAAGAAATTAGAAGACAAAACAGGAGTACTTGTTGTATGGGAAAGACCTATTAAAGATCCAACCTTTGGACAATACTATGCATCTATTGACCCCGTGTCAGAAGGTAAAACAACAACATCAGAATCACTCTGTTCTATTTATATTATGAAAGCTCCTGTAGAAGTAACTAAAGTTACTATGGGAGAAACTGAAACATACATAGAACCAGATAAGATTGTAGCTGCATGGTGTGGTAGGTTTGATGATATCAACAAAACTCATCAGAGACTAGAGTTAATTATTGAATGGTACAATGCTTGGACAGTAATTGAGAACAACATTTCACTATTTATCCAATACATGATATCTAAAAAGAAACAAAGATATCTTGTACCTAAGAGTCAGATCATGTTCTTGAAAGATCTGGGTGCAAATGCTAACGTATTCCAGGAGTATGGTTGGAAAAACACAGGTACATTATTTAAAGCACACTTGTTAAGTTATACCATTGAGTACTGTAAAGAGGAACTAGATGTAGAAACTAAAACAGATGGTACTATTGTAAGAACCAAATATGGAATAGAACGTATTCCAGATCCTATGTTACTTAAAGAAATGCAAGAATATGCAGATGGTGTCAACGTGGATAGACTTGTTTCATTTGCAGCCTTAGTTGCTTTCATGAGAATACAGCAAGCTAACAGAGGTTACTCTAAGAGAGTTATCATGGATGATGCTTCTAAAAACTTGCAAAAGTCAAATAATTTGTTTAAATTAAATAGAACCCCGTTCCGTCATATGGGACAGGGGTCTAAAGTTATTAATGGGCAAGTTTTTAATAGGTCAGCTTTTAAAAACTTTAAATAGTAGATATGCAGGTATATAATGCTTTACAATTAAAAAAGGGTGCTAAGGTTGAGCAAAACAGACTTGGTAGTGTTATGCAACCACTTCAGTTCGTACCTGAGAAAGAGAAGGATGATGAGTGGGCTGCCTGGAACTTAGACTGGTTAGAATGGAATGGTCTAAAACAAATCCGTAGAAATGCCCGCAAGTTAATGAAGAACTACAAACTTGCAAAAGGTATCATTGATAGAACTGACTATATTATAGAAGAGAACAATGAGTACAAAGATGTTGTAGAACTACTTACCAAAGATGACCCCTCAGTACTAGAACTAAAGTTCTATCCTATTATTCCAAATGTTGTTAATGTTCTTGTAGCTGAATTTGCTAAGAGATCTACTAAACTTACATACAGAGCTATTGATGAGCATTCATATAATGAAATGCTTGAGCAAAAAAGAGCAATGGTAGAAGAGACTCTTATGGCTGATGCTCAGATGAAGATTGTTACTTCTCTCATTGAACAAGGTCTAGATCCAGAATCTGCAGAAGCACAAGAAGAACTTTCTCCAGACAAACTCAAAACACTTCCCGAAATTGAACAATTCTTTAAAAAGAGTTATAGATCAATGGTGGAAGAATGGGCAACTCATCAACATAAAGTAGATGTTGAGAGATTTAGAATGGAAGAACTTGAAGAAAGAGGTTTCCGTGACATGCTTATTACAGATAGAGAGTTTTGGCATTTTCATATGATGGAAGATGATTATGAAGTAGAGCTCTGGAATCCTGCAGTTACATTCTACCATAAATCTCCAGATGCAAGATATATTTCTCAAGGTAACTGGGTAGGTAAAATTGACATGCTTACTGTATCTGATGTTATTGATAAGTTTGGTTATATCATGACAGAAGAGCAACTTGAGGCTCTTGAAGCAATTTATCCTATCAGATCTGCAGGTTATAATATTGGTGGACTACAGAATGATGGTTCATTCTATGATGCTACTAAAACTCATGACTGGAATACTAATATGCCATCACTTGCATATAGACAATATACTTCTGCTGTAGCAGGTTCTGTATACAATGGTGGAGATATTATAAATCAAATCTTATCACAAGGAGAAGACTACTTTGATCAGGGTACAGCATTCTTACTTAGAGTAACTACCGGTTACTGGAAGTCTCAAAGAAAAGTAGGTCATCTAACTAAAGTAACTGATACCGGAGAAGTACTTACTGAAATTATTACAGAAGACTATAAGGTAACAGATAAACCTGTATATGATACAAGACTCTTTAAGAACAAGACAAGAGATAACGTAATCTTTGGAGAGCATATTGACTGGATCTGGGTAAATGAAGTTTGGGGTGGTATTAAGATTGGTCCTAACTTACCTTCTTTCTGGGGTATGAATAACCCTGGTGGGTTTTCTCCAATTTATATTGGTATACAGAATAACCATATTGCTCCACTTAAGTTTCAATTTAAGGGAGACAATAGTTTGTATGGTTGTAAGTTGCCAGTAGAAGGCTCCGTATTCTCAGATAGAAATACTAAGTCTACTGCACTTATTGATTTAATGAAACCATACCAGATTGGATACAACATTGTAAATAATCAGATTGCAGATATCTTAGTAGATGAACTTGGTACAGTAATTATGCTTGACCAAAATAGTTTACCCAAGCACTCACTTGGTGAAGACTGGGGTAAGGGTAATTATGCTAATGCATATGTAGCAATGAAGAACTTCCAAATTCTTCCTCTTGATACATCTATTACAAATACAGAGAATGCATTAAACTTTAACCATTTCCAAAAATTAGATCTAGCTCAGACAGAAAGATTAATGTCAAGAATTCAATTGGCTAATCACTTTAAGCAACAAGCATATGAAGTAATTGGTGTCAATCCACAGAGAATGGGACAACAGTTATCTCAGATGACTGCTACAGGTGTAGAACAAGCAGCTGCGGCTTCTTATGCACAGACAGAGATATTCTTTATCCAACACTGTGATTATCTAATGCCTAGAGTACATCAAATGCGTACAGACCTAGCACAATACTATAACTCAACTAAACCATCTGCAAGACTAAGTTATATTAGTGGAGCAGATGAAAAAGTAAATTTTGAGATTAATGGTACAGATCTCCTAATGAGAGACCTTAACATATTCTGTAGTACCACTGCAAACCATAGAGCTGTTCTTGAACAGTTAAAGCAAATGGCTATGCAAAATAATACTACTGGTGCATCTATCTATGATCTAGGTAAAGTTGTTCAATCTGAATCTGTAGCTGAACTTAGTACAGCACTTAAAGATTCTGAAGAAAAACAACAAGCTCAGAAACAACAAGAAATGCAACAGCAGCAAGAAATGCAGCAACAACAAATTCAGTCTCAACAACAAATTGAGAAAATGAAAATTGATTCTGTTGCTGCTGAGAAAGAGAAAGATAGACAAAGAGATATTCTAGTTGCTGAAATTAGAGCTGCCGGTATGGGTGCTATGACTGATGTAAATAAAAACATGGAATCTGACTATATGGATGCCATGAAAGATATTAGACAAACAGAGCAGTATCAACAACAAACAGATCTTCAAAGAGAGAAACAAACTAATGAAAACATGAGACAATCTCAGAAGATGGATCTTGAAAGACAGAAGTTACAAACTCAGAGAGAAATAGCAGATAAACAACTACAAGTAGCTAGAGAAAATAAAAATAGATTTGATAAAAAATCTTCTGAGAAGAAATAGATAATGGCTAGCTATATAGTCCAAAAAATTATCATTCCTATTTTAAATATTTGAAGTTTATTTTGTATATTAAATTATAACCAAAACCAACAGTAATGGAAGAAACCAACAAAAAGCCTGAAGATCAGGTACAAGACTCTACAACGGTAGGTCAGGTAGATGTAAACATTGATGAACTATTTGGAATGCCTGGGGCAGAGAATGTAATGTTACCCTCAGATACTGATAGTTCAAATGACAGTCCAAAGTCTGTGTTCTCAAAAACACAGGATTTAGACACCACGTTCCTTGACAAGAAAGATGATAATCCTGATCCAGCAGCACCAGTATCAGCAAAGCAAGTTGATGAAGCAATAGCTCAACTTGATGACATGATTAGTCAAGAAGAAGAAACTGGTAACAAAGGAAGACCTAAAGTAGATAAGTCCGGTCTTTCTGAGCTAGCCCTAAAGATGATTGAAGAAGGTACACTTATTCCCTTTGATGATGACAAACCATTAGAGGAATATACTACTAAAGACTTCAGAGAATTATTTGAAGCTAACTTCCAAGAAAGAGAGAATAAGATCAGACAAGATACTCCAAGAGAGTTCTTTCAATCTCTTCCTGAAGAACTTCAAGTAGCAGCTAAATATGTAGCTGATGGTGGTACAGATTTAAAAGCTCTCTTTAGAACTCTTGCAGAGGTAGAAGAAGTAATTGATCTAGATCCAAGTAATGAGTATGATCAAGCAGAGATTGCAAGACAATACTTATATGCTAAAAGATTTGGCTCTCCAGAAGAGATTGAAGCTGAAATCAATGACTGGGCCGATATGGGTAAACTAGAAGCAAAAGCTCAACAGTTTAAACCACAGTTAGACAGAATGCAAGAAGAAGTAGTAGCTAGAAAACTTGCAGAACAAGAGCACAAAAAAGAACAACAAGCTCAACAAGCAAGAGTATACACAGAGAATGTGTATAACACACTTGTTGCAGGTGACTTAAATGGAATTAAACTTGATAAGAAAACCCAGAGTATGTTATACTCAGGATTAGTACAACCAAGTTATCCATCTATCTCTGGAAGACAAACTAACTTATTAGGACATCTTTTAGAAAAGTATCAGTTTGTAGAACCAAGACATGATCTTATTTCAGAAGCTCTTTGGTTACTTTCTGATCCAGAAGGATACAAAGGCAAGATTAAAGAACAAGGTTCTAAGGCTGCTGTAGAGAAAACAGTTAGACAACTTAAAACAGAAGAGGCAAGAAAAATTACTTCTTCTTCAATACAAGAGTCTGATGAACCAAGAAGAGCGGGTAATAAACCGCAAAGAACACTCTCAAGACCAAATAATTTGTTCAAGAGATTTTAATTAGTAACAATTTAAATTAATATATACAATGGCAACTCCAGTAATGAACAATGGTATATTCCTCAGGGATACCGCTTACAATGCAAGTTCCCATGTGGATTCTTACCACTTGGTGAATATGCTGAAAGATGCAGAGCCAATGGACCTTGGTCCAGTGGATCTATGGGCTATGGCTCAAAAAGTTGAAATGCCTCTTTATCAGATGTCTTCATTTGGTGGCAAAAATGTTATCATGGTAGATAACGCACGTGGGGAATACAGATGGCAAACTCCGGTTTCTATTGACCTTCCTTACATTGTTGAGGATATTGAACCAGACAACAACTTCAAAGGTGTTGATGGTACTACATTCCGTATCAAACTTAACAAAAGAGAATTTGGACATGGTGATATCATCACTTATGACAAATACAATGGTGTTGAGATGTACATTACACAAGAAGATATTCTTCCTTTAGGTGATGGTTACATCTATACTGTTCAGTTAGTAAACAACGACAACTATAAATATCTTGATGACAAGTATTTAGCTAACGGTACTAAAGTATTCCGTAAAGGTTCTGCACGTGGTGAGTATGGTGAGAGATTCTCTGACATCATTACTAATGCAGGTTTCCGTGAATTCTACAACTACGTAGGTGGTGCAGAAGCTCACGTTCACTACTCTATCTCTAGCCGTGCTGACTTGATGATCAAAGGTGGAATGAATGCAGATGGTTCAGTTCCTGTAACTGAGATCTGGAGATCATATGACAAAACTATGGATCCATCAATTTCTTCTTTGGAAGACATGGTTAAAGTAATGGGTAAAGACTCTGTTAAAAAAGCATTTGACAACGGTAACTTGTCACGTACTTTCTTAACAAACATGGAAGCAGCTCACTTGAGCAAAATTGCAACTGACATTGAGACTTACTTAATGTGGGGACATGGTGGTAGAGTTCGTCAAGATGGTCCAGATGATGTTAGATTGTCTGTGGGTCTTTGGAAGCAGTTGGATAACTCATTCAAAAGAGTATACAACAAAAACAACTTCACACTTGACTTGTTCCGTTCTGAGATCTACAACTTCTTCAATGGTAAAGTTGAATTCCAAGGTCCAGATCCAAAACGTAGCCTAGTTGTACAAACTGGTATGGGTGGTATGAGAATGGTTAATGAGGCTATCAAACAAGAGGCTATCTCTTCTGGTCTTCTTATCCAGGCTGCTGATATCGGTGCAATCACTGGTAAAGGTATGGACTTGAACTTTGGTTTTGCATATACTTCATATGTAATCCCATTCTTGGCAAATGTTAAGTTTGTTCTTAACCCAGCATTTGACAATGTTCATACAAATGATATTGAGAACCCAATCATTGATGGTTTCCCATTATCTTCTTACTCATTCATTATCTTTGATATCACTGACAATACTAATGACAACATCTTCTTGTTGAAATTGTCTTGGGATAATCAATTGAAATGGTGGTATCAAAATGGTACTATGGACTACATGGGTCGTACACAAGG